TGCGATTAGCGATAACGATGCGGTTCTTACCCGCGTCATTAACGGCGCAACCGATCTTATTGAACGCGAATGCGGCAAGAGCGGCATGGAACGTTTCCCGAACGACGGGCACTTCGTCCAGAAGACCTATACGAACGAGGTCTATAGCATCCACGGCACGAAACAGGTTTATCTCGTGCTCCGCAATGCGCCCGTGACGTACCTCATCGTAACCGGGAGCCTCACGCTCGGTTCCGCTGTAGTCACGGGTGTGACACCGAGCGTCGGCATTGTGCCGAATATGCCCCTCTATGCCATCCAAGGGCTTTTTCCGTCCGGTACCACCGTTCTATCTGTGAGCGGCAGCACGGTGACGATGAGCCAGCCCGCGCAGGTCACGCAGACCGGCGCAATATTCGAAATTTCCGGCCTCATCAGCTTCCAGTGGCGCGCCGGTACTCCGGATAACCCAAGCTGGACCAGTTTCTTCGCGCCGCAATATGAACTTGAATCGCAGGGCTATTCCGGCATCGTGCGCGTCTACGGCCCCATGCCCCGCATATACAGCAATATGCTCCGCGCAACATATGTCGCCGGCTTCCCGGTCGATTGGCAAAACGCCGGCAACGGATCTACGCATCAGCTTCCCGCCGACCTTACGAACCTCTGCGAAGACCTCGTGGAGCGGATCTTCAGGCGGCAGGGACTCGCAGGGAAGAGTAGCGAATCTTTGCAAGGCGCAACGACCGCGTGGCGGAACGAATTTGACGCCATCGATCTTCGCACCATCGAAAACTATCGCCGCGTGGGCATGACCTTCTAGCTTCAATGCCTACCTCAACCTTCGCTGTCGAAATACCCAACTTGCCCGCTCTCCAAGAAGCGCTTTCGAACTATCCCGCTATCTCCGCTCCCATCGTCCAGAAAGCAGTTGTCGCGGCACAGGCGATCCTCGCCAAATTCACCACCGCAGGCATTGTTCCGGTGCGCACCGGCTACCTCGTGCAAAATTGGGCGTTCGAAGTCGGCAATCTTCAGGCGCGCTGGTATCCGAAAGCGAGCTATGCCCCCTTTGTCGAATTCGGAACCGCACCGCATATTATCCGGGCCGTGAATAAACGAGTATTGGCTAATCAACAGACGGGCCAAATTTTCGGGCCGCTCGTTCATCATCCTGGAACAAAAAGTAATCCTTTCATGGAGAGAATTGTCTCAGCGGCGCAGCCAGAGATCACTGAAATGTTCGGACAAGCCCTCCAGCAGATAACGGGTGCAATCGCCTCACAAACCAATGGCTAACCTTACCCCAGCACAACAGCAGATGAACGCCATCCTCACGGACTTGCAGACGCTCGTAACGTCAGGCGTACTGAACTCCGCGACCGCAGATTCACTAACAAAAGTTAATCCGCTCGACCGCACGTGGTCCGGTTTTCCCTCAGCAGTTGTCATTCCTCCCATAGTATCTGGCAATACTTTTGAGGATTCAGTGACAAACCTCATGGAATACACGTGGTACATCATGGTAGTCACGACGCCAGACAATATACCCAAAAACGATCCGACCTACCTTGCAGGGCTTGAAGACAACATAATCCAAGTCTTTAATATGGATGCCACCCTTCAAGGAACCGCAAACGGCGCGGTTTTCCCGACGATTATTGAATCCCCAGGACCTGTGAATTCAGGCACTACAACTTACGTCCTTTTCTATGTATCATTAAAAGCAAGGGCAATCGTCCCGTCCGGCGTCCAACAAAACTAACCCACCACTATCCTGGATATTCCCGAAAAAACAAACAAAGCAATTGACAGTTCAGACGCGATAAATAAAGCGGCTGATTCGCCAACCACGCTCCGAGCCGTGTCCGTTCTTATCAATGAATATTTCTTCCCCGGCGGCGGCATCTGGAAACCGATGACTGTAAGAGCGCCGAACCGCGAACAGGCGGAAGAAATCCATAAAGCGAAACGCGAGCCGCTCACCCCGGCCGAACCCGGAAAGGTCGAATCAGAAAAAGAAACCAATAACGAATAACCATGTCAGCAAAAGGAATCGGGCGACTCTTCGCCCTCGGGTTGGCAAAGGAATCCACCCGTGGTACCGCGATTTCCACCGCCACCTATTGGCTTCCCTTCGATGATTTAAGCATCGATGAGAAATATGAAAACGTAGTCGCCGATCAGGCCGTTGGCGTCATCGAAAACGCAATCAACGAGTATCGCGTAAAGAACTATGCCGATGGCTCGTTCAAGGTCCCGATGACGGACCAGAGCACCGGCCTTCTCTTTCTCGGAATGCTCGGAGCGCAGTCCGTATCAACCGTTCAAACGGGTGTCTACGCCCATACCTTCACGGTCGGCGAAACCGCGCAGCATCAGTCGCTCACGCTCTTCATCCACGATCCGCTTTCCGGCACGGACTACTCCCACGCAAACGGCGTTATCCACAAAATGGACATCGACGCTGAGCTGAAGAAATTCGTCCAGCTTTCAGTGTCCGCGCGGGCGCAAAAAGGCGTGTCGCAGTCATCATTTACCCCATCCCTTCTCTCCGAGAACCGCTTTATCCCGCAGTACATGTCATTCAAGTACGCGACCTCGGTATCCGGACTGTCGGGCGCGACCGCTATTGCCTTGAAGTCCATCAAGCTTTCTATCGACGAGAACATCGAAGACCAGGAAGTATTGGGAAGCGTCGCCCCCGCAGATTTCCTTAACAAGGAATTCAAAGTGGAAGGCCAGTTTGAGGCAATCTACCAGAACCTCACCGACTTCAAGACCGTCGCCCTTGCAACGCCGAACGTTCTTCAGGCAATGGGCATCACGCTTACGAACACCGATGTAACGATCGGCAGCTCGTCGAATCCCACACTTGCCATTACGCTTGACCAGGTCGCGTTCACGGAATATTCCCGTCCCATCAAGGTTAAAGACCTCGTATACCAAACAGTCAAGTTCAGGGCCACGTATTCGCTCGCGAACAGCGAAATGATCAAGATCGTTTTGCAAAACACCATTTCAGGCACCTACGCCTAGTCGAAAAACAAAACAAAAATCCTCACCATGTCAGAACGCAAAACCAAAACGCTCACCACGCCGTCAGGTGTAGTGGCAGAACTCAAGGAATATATCTCCGCCGGGGAATTCCTCGATGCAACAGAATCCAAAGACGACGCCGAGGTTCCGAAAAGCGAGCTTGCCAAACGGCTCGTCGCAATCGCCGTTGTGTCGCTGAACGGCTCGAAAGAGAACATCCCAAATGCCCTTCGGGAACTTCCTCTCGCAGATTATCTCTTCCTCAGTAAGGAAGTAGCGAAACTCACGAACGCGGATTTTACGGAGGCGAAGACGAGTCAGTAGACCACCTCTGGCATTCGTTCTTCGCCAAAGGCCGCGAAAATCTCCCGGCTGAGATGAAGATGGTTCTTCTTTGTCGGGAAATGAAGTGGAAGTTCCAGGAATACCGAGAGCAGCCGCAATGGTTCATTGTGATGCTTCTCTCCATGCTTCAAAACGAAGCTGAAGAAACGAATCGTCGTAACAAGGCATAACCTTGCCAGTATTTAAATAACGGGGCATAGTTAGGGGGTCGAAAGGTCGAAAACCAATCCTTAAAATCAAATGTTTGAACCTAAGAAGTGTCCGAATTGCGGGCAATTCAAAGTAACCACCGTTAGTTTCGCACTCGCGGCAACATTGGCTTTTGTAATGACAAACGCACTCACCATCGTCCTGTGCGTATTTCTCGTAGGTTTTCTTCTCATTATCCCTACGCTCATTCTTGATATCTTTTTTGTGCCGATCATGCTCATTTCCTGGGTAGTCCCAAAATTACGGCGCGGAACATCGCGTTGCAAAAATTGCCACTGGAAAGGTGAGTTGGCACACGCTGTCGTGTAAGAACAAAAACAAACATCCGCAATCCTAGCCGTTCATGGAGTCCGAACTCGAAATCCTAATCTCAGCCGTTGATGAAGCGTCGGAAACGATGGCTGAAGTGGGCGAGGCCGCCAGCGCTTTAGGCGATGAGGTCGCCGAATCGACATCAGCAGCCAGCGCAAGTTTTGAAGACTTCGGACTCCAAGTAAACGAAACGACAGGCGAAATAGAAAATGCACTGCTCACCCAAGAGCAGTCTTTTGCATTGGCCGCCGACATTGCCCAACAAACTTCCGATGAGATCATCGACGTGATGACATCAGAAGGCGTTTCCTCGCAAGAGGCGGCCGCCACCATCGCCGAAGCAAACGCCACGATTGCATCGTCGAGCGAAGAAGCAGCCACGACTTCTGCCGGCGCATATGCAGGTCTCACAGCCGTCGCAGGGATAGGCTTCCTTGCCCTCAAAAACGTCATTGGCGATGCGATCACCTCGGCACAGGCATGGGATGAGACCTCGGCGCAGATCGTCCAAATACTCAAAGACACTGGCTCGGCAATCCCGTTATCCCAAATTCAGGCCTATGCGCAGCAATTGCAGTCCACGACACTTTTCTCGCAGCAGGACGTGCTCTCATCGGAAGCCCTGATCGTAAGCCACACCCAGTTACAAGGGTCATATCAGGAGACGACGCTCATGGCCGCCGATCTTGCTACGAAGATGGGTACCGACCTCCCGAATGCGACCCGGATGCTCACGAACGCTCTTACCGATCCCGTCGCCGGATTAAACCAACTTATTCGCCAGGGCAACATTGATTTTCCGGCGGCCACTGTGACGATGATTGAGAACCTGGCGAAGGCTGGCGACACGGCCGGGGCAGACGCAGTCATCCTTCAAACGCTGCAGAATTCAATCGGAGGCGTTGCAACCGCAGCAGCAGGAGCACCGGGCGCGGCTCTTACGCAACTTAGTAATCAGCTCACAGCATTGGGAACGGTCATAGGGAACGATCTTTTGCCACTCATGGATGCGCTCGCAAAGGACTTCGAGCCCATCATCCAAGATGTCGCGGCGTGGGCGGAAGCGCATCCAAAACTGACTGACGCCATCATTCTCGGTTCGGCAGCGATCGCAGCCCTTGCACTCGTGATAGGGGTTCTGGCTTTTGCTTGGATCACCGTCACGCCCATTATGGCAGCCGCAGGAATCGCCATCGCCGCACTTACATCACCCATTGGGATAGTCACTCTCGCTATTGTTGCGCTCGCCGCCGCAGTCTTTTTCAATTGGAATCTTATACGGACAGAAACGGAAGAAGTGTGGACCGATATCAGTAATTTCATAACCAATATCTGGACGACTATCGAGAACACCGTGAAGACGGGCGTTAACGACGTGATCTCAGCTATTAATGGTTTTATCAATGCGCTCGACGCCATCCACATTTCGATACCCGCCATTCAAATTCCCGGCACGAAGCTCGGCACACCGGCAGTCAACCTTGGCTTCAATATTCCGGATATCCCGATGCTTGCAGACGGAGGCATCGTCTTGGGACCTACCCTCGCGATGATTGGTGAGGCCGGACCGGAAGCCGTGATACCGCTCTCTGGCGCGGGAGCGGGAGCCGGAGGTCAAACCATTCAAGTTTTCATCCAAGGAGGAAATTATCTCGATTCGCAGGGCGCGACGATGATCGGCAATGCCCTTGCCCGGCAAATTATTCAGCAAATAAGAGTCACGAACTACCGCACGTAGCATGGCGAATCCCGTCAAAATTCTCGACAACGGGACAGACATTTCCAAAATGGTGGAATGGAAATCCATCGACGCCATCTCTGTTCTCACAAAAGAAACCGGCACATTAACCTTTTCACTCAAGGCAAACTACGCCAACATGCCGTCGCTTCCTGCGATCGGCGACACGATCGAGCTCTACGATTCAAGCGGCCTCACGTGGGGCGGAACGCTCACCGAGCAGGAACCCATCATCGAAGGGCTGCGCGTCCTCTATCAATACACCGCAACCGATTGGGGCTATCTTCTCGACGGAACGTTGGTCAAAAAGAATTACGCCGGCATGGACCCTGCCGACATCGTCGCGGACATCGTGAATACCTTCTGCTCAGGGAAGG